CGCACAGACGAAGATGTCAGTGGTACACAACAAAGGGAGGAATGACTTCGCTGTGCGCTTCCGTGTTATGCCCTGACTTTTCAGGGATATATCCTTTCAGTAAACTGTCAGTGCCGGATACTCACCCGTGTCCGGCGCACGCACTCCACCTCACCCGTGGAGAACTCCTTAATTAACAACCCTCAGGAGGGTGAATGTTAAAATCAACTCTTATTGCTAAATGCCTTTATCAAAATCGCATGGTATGGATGTGCTATTGTGCGCCCTCGCAGATTTGCATCATTTTCTAAATTCACTGAACGAAACAGGGCATCAACAAGGCTCTGTACAATGCAAAGGCAATCGAAGACTGTCGCTGCTTCTGTTTTGATTGATGAAAGAACATGGCCATTCACGCAAACAGAAATTACCCGTTCATTAACATCGCTTTCCTGCTTTTGATTATCAGAACTATAGAGCCCAGAAAAAGCATTGCGCACATTACGAACCATATTCTCGATGGTTTCTTTTTTGGCGGATGCCGGGTCAATTTCCTCCAGGCTATCACTGAGTGTCGTTGCAGCAATTGTCTGGATTTCTTTTGGTAAATCTTCAAATTCCATTACTGGCCTCGTTGGTTAGCTATTAACGCGGGTATGTAATCATTCTGGCAACGCTTAATGCTGCTGCTTTTGTCAGACTGGCGATATCCTGTTCCAGAGCGGACAGATTTTCGGCCTGCTTAGCCCTGGCTTCATTGGCCCATTTCAGGTCCTGCGCAGCCTTAATTTTCTGGTGCATCCACTCATAAAGTTCATCATCGGTATAGTCTGGCGCGATGATGACGGGTTCTCGTTTCTGCATAGTGATTCCTCGCAATGCTGTTTCCCCTTAACGCCGGGGTGGCGGAACAAAAACCTGCTGCATAGTTAAATGTGTATCCCGCCGTCATGTTCATACGCCTCGGGCTGGTTACTTAACCCCTGACCACTGCCGGGTAACTCGAAGTATTGCCCTGCGTTCTGTGGGGCGGGGTGGGTTGGTGAATGCATCATAAAACACACAAAAAGTGTGAGTCAACACATTTTATGTGTACATGGGAGCAAAAAAATTCCCATCTGAGAGATGATGGGAGGTGGTTAATTATTCGCAGTTATCGGGATACTGCTGTCGAGCATGTGTCACACTTACAATTTCAATGCTTGAAGTAGCTACTCTGTACAGGATTATGTAGTTGGGGTGGGTTACAATCTCTCTCAATCCGGAGACGCGTTCGCTTGGCGGATATAGGTACGGATGCTCAGATAGAGGTAGCACCGATGTTTCAATGCGTATTTTTAGTCTGCGTGCTGCCGGAGGGTTCTCCTTGGCGATGTAAGTTATGATCTGACGCAAATCATCGCGAGCAGATGGTAACCATAAAACGGGTAGCATCACACGCTCCCGTTTTCCATGGCAATTTGATTGATGATTTTTTCCATTTTTGCCATTACTTCGTCGTGTGGTATCGCTGGGCGTGGATCTGCCAAGCTTGCCGCAACCTTGGCACGCAACCATTCATTGTAACTGTTTTCTTGCTCGATAGTTTCAAATTCTGAAACTATTGGCGAAAGAACTGTGTTCATAGTATGCCTCTCTGTCGTATGGTTGTGATTATGCCCGACGCCCTTTTTGGGCTGCGAGCCATCTTGCAACGGTGCGATCCATTGATTCTTTTTTGTCTTTCATGTCTTTAAGCATTTGCTCTTGCTCCTCTTCTGGGAACGCGCCAAATGTTTGAAGCAAATCTCTCTGGCGCGGTCCTATTTTCATTGAATCAGGTACTACAACCTGCTCATCCTCGCTCGGAGGAAGCATGAACCAAAAGATAGGCCGAGCGGTTATTTGTGAAAGTCGATCTAAATTGTCAGGATTTGGGCTAACCAAGCCCGCAGCCCATCGCTGCACTGTTTGTTGCGATACTCCAACTAATTTCCCAAGCTCCGCCTGACTCCAGCCTGTTTCAGACAAGAGTTTCTTTATTCTATATGCAGTGATCTCGAGTGTTTTCATAGTAACAATTCTACTCAAAAAACGAGTAATCCGCGACACACAAAAAACGAGTTTACACATACACATTTTTTGTGTAACCTCCTGCCGCATGATGGAGGTACAAAAAATGAATGATTATGTTAAGAAAAGGGTTGCGGGGAAATTCTCTCAACGAGAACTAGCTATGCTAATGAGCACGAAACAACAAAGTGTGTCTCGTTGGTTCAACTCTAAGTTCCCCGCATCAAGAGTGCTTCATTTATGTCAATTGATGCAATGGGAGGTTACTCCTCATGAACTCCGCCCAGATATTTATCCTAACCCAACCGACGGTTTACCTGTTGGATGCAAAGCTAACACACAAAATACATCGGAGTTGATTCATGAAAATCAAGCATGAACACATCCGCATGGCGATGAATACTTGGGCGCATCCGGACGGTGAAAAAGTACCGGCTGCGGAAATTACCAAAGCATATTTCGAACTGGGTATGACGTTCCCGGAACTGTACGACGACAGCCATCCGGAAGCCCTGGCTCGCAATACTCAGAAAATTTTCCGCTGGGTGGAGAAAGATACTCCTGATGCGGTTAAAAAAATTCAGGCGCTGTTACCAGCGATCGAAAAAGCAATGCCACCTCTGCTGGTGGCCCGAATGCGCAGCCACAGTTCAGCCTATTTTCGGGAGCTGGTGGAGACGCGGGAACGACTGGTGAGAGACGCTGATGATTTTGTCGCAGTGGCGATCGCTGGTTTCAATCAGATGAATCGTGGCGGTCCGGCGGGAAATGCCGTGGTGATGCACTAAAAGCACGGTGTTCGGAGTTTTTTATGAGCAGCAAGCTTCATGGTCTTGTCTGGGAAGGGTGTGCCTTCACCGGCATGATCTTATCCAGGGTGGCAGTAATGGCTCGCCTTGCAGATTACAGCAATGACGAAGGTGTGTCATGGCCTGCAGTGGAAACCATTCGTCGTCAGATTGGGGCAAAGAGTGAATCAACGGTTAAAGCTGCGATAGCGGAACTGGAAAAGAACGGCTGGCTGACGAAGGAGGAACGTAAGGTCGGTGGGCGTAATGAAAGCAATATCTACCGTCTTAATGTGGAAAAACTCGAAGCAGCAGCGGCTGCGGCGCGTGAGGCATATAAACCGAAAAGAAAAATTAGCCAGGCAAAAAATGACCCGTCAAATATTGCCCCCTCAATGGTTGACCCCTCAAATTTTGATGGATCAACCATTGATAAAAAACAGCCGGATAGGGGGGCGATGGTTGGCCCCGATCCGTCAGTATTAAAACCTGATCCGTCAGATAAAAGATCTTCTTGTCCGGACGCTTCGCAACCGGACCCGCAGACGGCTGAACAGGATTTTTTAACCCGACACCCTGACGCGGTTGTGTTCAGCGTGAAAAAACGACGATGGGGAAGCCAGGAAGATTTGGCGTGTGCGCAGTGGATTTGGGGGAGGGTTGTAAACCTGTACGAACAGGCTGCCAGCGACGATGGCGAGATCACGCGACCGAAAGAACCCAACTGGACGGAATGGGCCAATGACGTGCGCATGATGCGGATGCTGGATGGCAGAACCCACAGGCAAATTTGCGAAATGTTCAGCCGTGCGCAGCGGGATCCGTTCTGGATAAAAAACGTCAGGAGTCCGTCAAAACTCCGCAAAAAATGGGACGAACTGGCAATTCGTTTCTGGCGTGGTTCCGCGCAGCGTTGCGTGAATCACATTTCTGAACCGGACACTGAAATTCCGCCGGGGTTCAGGGGGTAACGAACCATGAAAAATATTGCGACAGGCGGTGTTCTTGAGCGTATCCGCAGACTTGCGCCACCGGATGCGGTACCACCATACCGGACACGGGAAGAGTGGTACGAGTGGTGGCTTGCTGAGGGGCGAAAACGCAGCGAGGAGATTAACCGCCAGAATCGCCAGCTCAGGGCGGAAAAAATCCTGAACCGTTCGGGCATCCAGCCGCTGCACCTGAAGTGTTCGTTTACAGATTACCAGGTGCAGAACGACGGACAGCGCCATGCCCTGAGCCAGGCGAAATCCATTGCTGACGAACTGATGACCGGGTGCACGAATTTCGTGTTCAGCGGTAAGCCGGGTACCGGAAAGAATCATCTGGCGGCAGCCATCGGCAACCAGCTTCTGGCGAAAGGTCGCAGCGTGATTGTGGTGACGGTGGCGGATGTGATGCTGGCGTTACACGGCAGCTACGACAACAAAAACTCGGGTGAAAAATTTTTGCAGGGGTTGTGTGATGTCGACCTGCTGGTTCTGGATGAAATTGGCATGCAGCGGGATACGCGCAACGAACAGGTCACGCTGAACCAGATAGTCGACCGCAGGACGGCATCACTGCGCAGTGTCGGAATGCTGACGAACCTGAACCATGCTGCGATGAGCACCCTTTTAGGCGAACGGGTTATGGACCGAATGACCATGAACGGTGGTCGCTGGGTGAATTTTAACTGGGAGAGCTGGCGTTCGAATGTCAGCCATCTGAGGGTTGTGAAGTAATTTCAGGAGGACTTATGGTAAAAGTTTTTACTTCCGAACAACGGGAAGAAGTGAAGGCGCGTATCGTGGAACTGGTACGCAGAGATGGGCGGAAAACACGTAAGCAACTGGAAGATGAAACCGGAGCTACGAGACATCTGATAGAAGTTCTGGCGAAAGAGCTGGTAGCCAGTGGTGTTGTATGTGGTTCGGGGTATGGAATATTTCCTTCAGCGCAGGCACGTAAAGACTGGATAAAAGCCCATAAAGAGATGTCGAAAGGTGCGGCAAAAAAGAAAAGTGACCCTGACCTGATTTATTCATTGCCAGATGGCGAAATACGCCGTTACAACAGACGGCAGAACATAATTTGTCGGGAGTGCCGCCAGAGCGAGGTTATGCAACGTATTCTGACGTTTTATCAGGGGAAATTTCAGGAGGTGATGCTGTGAGGGTGAGGGTTTATATCGCCGGTCCGATGACGGGGTATAAAAATTTCAACCGTGAGGCGTTTCACAAGGCGGAAGAGGAACTGAAACGGGAAGGGCATACAGTCTTAAACCCGGCAGTGCTTCCGGACGGACTGACACAGCCGCACTACATGGATATCTGCATGGCGATGATACGTTGCGTGGATGCGATTTACATGCTGAAAGGCTGGCAGCGGTCAGCAGGCGCTAAGGCAGAACTGGCACTGGCAGAGAAGCTGGGGCATGCAGTTATTTTTCAGGAGGCAAACAGTGAGTAACCAATGGCGACCAGATATTTGCCCTATAACCGGACGTGCATTTTTCATGTGGATTGAGCATCCGGAATTGGGAAATGTACCGACGTACGGTGGCCCATTAGACAGTTACACCATTCCAACAAAGGACGGTGACGGTGAGTTTTCATGTGAGCGTTACGATCATGATTTCGGCGGTTGGGTAGAAAGCGAATGTCTTGGGTTATATCTGATTGATGATAAAGAGCAATGCAGAGTCTACGAACTGGAGGAACGCGTTAAGGAGCTGGAAGCGCGGGAAGTTCAATTACCGGCTGGCTATGAACTTCGATATGGGCACCCGATAAATGCTGATGAACGTCATGTCATGATACCTAAAGAAAATGGCAGCTGGATTTATCTGGCTGATTTGGAGCACGCACTACGTGTTGCTGGCATTCGCATCAAAGGGGAGTGACGTGGAAATAAAACCAGAAGATGAGTTAAGTAATATTGTTTTATTTCCGGCAAAAGAGGATGACCCACGTAATCAGGTTAATTTTCTTTATGAGCCATCGGAAAGACCATATTGCCATCACCCCTCTGTTCGGGTTGACGAAAAAGAGCGTCAGGTCCGCTGTAAAATCTGCGGTGCAGTTGTGGAGCCGTTTGACTGGATGCTCTCTGTGGCGAAAAGAGAAACCAGACTGGCAGATGATGTAAGGCTATTGCGCCAGGAGGAACAGGAAAGGCGGAAAAATATCGAAAAGTTAATTCAGATTGAGCGTAACGCGAAAGCGCGGATACGCAGGGCGACAAAATCCAGAACTGAATAATTAAATTTAGCGCTGTAAATAAAATTTAATCCTTAACCGGAGGGATTTCTGCACCCTCAGAACATCAGGAGGCCGCCTGAAAGGGCGGTAATGAAAAATGACTGAATTAACAAAAGAGCAATTAATCGAAGAAGCTAAATTAAAAATAGCGATTGCGAAATGCCATCCCAATTCAGGTGTGGCACGGATAGAGGGTGAGTTATTCAAGATTGCTCTGGCATCGCTGGAAGCAGAACCAATAGGTGCTTTCCGTATTGTGGAGCAGCAAGTTGACGGAACAAGTGGCTATATCAAGGATGGGGAATGGCCTATTGATACTGGGATTATTGAAGTCTACGCCGCCTCACCGATGACGGTCGTGCTGAATAATGTATCTGGACCTCTTGCTCTTGCTTACAAAGAGCTTACACCTGCGATTATGCGCAACCATATCGCTGTATTCGAACGATACGGAATAACCCCAAACGATAGCATTACTACAATCCATGCGCTTCGAATTGCGCTGGATGGTATAGAGCGGGGTGCTGCCATGCTTCAGGGAAAAGGAGAGTGATATGGCACTGACGAAAAAACAACGTGCAGAACTGCGCATGAAGTTCGGCGGTCGCTGCGCTTATTGCGGCTGCGAACTTGGCGAAAAATGGCATGCAGACCATGTAAAACCAGTCATCCGTTTTGATGGAAATATGCTTCACCAGGAACGTGACGATATATCCAACATGGTTCCGGCATGCCACCCATGCAATCTGCACAAGCATTGCAGCAGCCTGGAAGATTATCGGCGAATTATCAGTGATGGTCGTCGTGAATTCCTTGCGTCCGGGAAAGGCAAAGCGCTGGTTCGTATGGGATTGGTTGAAATGAAATCTGACCCGGTTGTGTTCTGGTTTGAAAAATATCAAGAAGGGGCTACGGCATGACAACTTTTACCAGAGAGCAGTTAATAGCTCACGCAGAGGAGACTATTGAAGCACAGAGACTGTGCATACCGGGCACAATCGACCATGACATCATCCGCACATATAAGATGGATATTGCTGTTCTGGAAATTGCACTGGCATCGCTGGCAGCAGAGTCAGCCAGTAAATTGCATGAATACAAACCAGTGGGGTACCAGCGTCTGGTCGACGAGTTAACCATGCTGGTAAAGCAGTTAACCTGGCAACTGAGGAAAGTGAAGCCAGACTGTAAATTGCCGGATAAGGCGATGGACTACCTGAAGCGGAACGAACTGATAAGCGCGGAGGATGTTTTGCGATGACCTGGCCTGAAGCATTCACAACGGTAGGAGTAGCAATGGCGGTGGCACTGTTGGCGTATTCGATTTGCCGCTGGGGATAAAAACGGTTTGCGGGAAAAGGGAAGTTAAGTAGAATTGCTGCGGGTGCTTGAGGCTGTCTGCCTCGGGCATGCCACTGTAAGGCAGACAGAGAAAAGCCCCAGTTAACATTACGCGTCCTGCAAGACGCTTAACATTAATCTGAGGCCCAATCTATGTCTCACAAATGTAGGTTAGCCTCTTACGTGCCGAAAGGCAAGGAGAAGCAGGCTATGAAGCAGCAAAAGGCGATGTTAATCGCCCTGATCGTCATCTGTTTAACCGTCATAGTG